CAGAGACACCCTCACCCGATTCCTGCAGCTGCATGGTGCTGCATAACTCCAATGCGTGCTCCGCTCGCTTCTTCGATCAACTAACCAAAGGCTCCTATGTCCGCACGTTTTGCAAATGTCAGTGAAGTTCCACTGGCCCTGGCCGTATTTCTGGCCTCAGATTTCTACGACCACAGCGACGATCCCAACGAGATCAGCGCAACCACATTGCTCAAGCCACTTCGCCAAATCATCTTGGCCAATCGGGTTCCCCCCGGCGATGGAATGACCAACCTGGCTGACATGATGAACAGCCGCATGGGCACAGCCATTCACGACGGCATCGAGAAAGCGTGGAAGAGCAACTACCGCCCAGCAATGGAAGCGCTTGGCTTGCCTCAACGCGTCATTGATCGCATTCGCATCAATCCCACCCAAGGCGATGTGGATCTTGCTGCTGCTCAAGGCATCGAGATCATTCCGATCTACATGGAGCAACGCCTGAAACGCAAGATCGGCAAGTGGACGGTCACAGGTAAATATGACTTCGTTGGCGAAGGCAAGGTTCAGGACTTTAAGTCCACCGGCACCTTCACGTACAAAAAGCAAACCAACGCTGACAAGTACACCCAACAGGGCAGCATTTACCGCTGGCTGGATTCCAAACTGATCACACAAGACACTATGGAAATCCACTACATTTTTACCGACTGGAAACCTTCCATGGCGAAGACGGATGCCAACTACCCACCCAAGCGTTTCCACACTCAGAGCTTCCAGCTCATGAGCTTGGAGGAAACTGAATCGTTCATCCGCCGCAAACTGGAGTTGATCGAACAGTATTGGGATGCGGAAGAAGACGACATCCCGTTCTGTGATGACACCGAGCTGTGGCGTTCTGAGCCAGTGTTCAAGTACTACAAGAACCCTGAGAAGACAGCGCGCAGCACCAAGAACTTTGACACTCGCCCTGAGGCTTATGCCTTCATGGCTACCAACGGCAACGTGGGCATCGTCAAAGAAGTTCCTGGTCAAGTCACTGCATGCAAGTACTGCCCAGCATTTGCAGCCTGCAGTCAAAAAGATCAACTCGTCGCCGCCGGCGATCTCATCCTCTCCTAAGAAAGGCTCCCATGAAAACCATTGACGAAATGGAATACAACCCAACGTCAGAAAAGCTAGTCGGCATTCTGTGCAGCAAAACGCAGAACAGCAACCCGCTGTTCTTCCGTGTGCTCGTTGGCTATTACTTCAGCCTGGTGGCTTCCATGATGCGCACCAGCATCGCCACCCATGACCGTGGTGACATCCCAGTCAACATGTACGCCCTCAACTTGAGTACCTCAGGCTCTGGCAAAGGCTTCTCCACAAACATCATGGAGAACCATGTCATCAACCAATTCCGTGGCCGCTTCCTTGAAGAGACCTTCCCGGTATTGGCTGAGCAGAACCTCCCGAAACTCTCCCTGAAGCGGGCCAACCGCAAGAGCACAGATCCAGACGAAGAACTGATTCGTGTGCAGAAAGAGTTTGAAGGTCTTGGCTCTCTGGTATTCAGCTTTGACTCAGGCACGCCGGCAGCGGTGAAGCAGATGCGTCACAAGTTGCTGATGGCAGATGCCGGTTCAGTGAACCTGCAGATTGACGAGATCGGCTCCAACCTGATCGGCAACGTGGACGTGCTCAACACGTTCCTCGAGTTGTTCGACATGGGCGTGATTAAGCAGAAGCTGGTCAAGAACACCACCGAGAACACACGTAACGAAGAGATCGTTGGCCGCACTCCGACCAACATGCTGCTCTTCGGTACCCCAGCCAAGTTGCTCAACGGCAGCAAGACTGAGGAAGAGTTGTACTCGATGCTTGAGACTGGCTATGCCCGTCGTTGCTTCTTTGGCTACAGCCGCGCGTCTAACAAGACGATCGACCAAACGCCTGAAGAAGTCTATGACCAGCTGACAAACCAAGACAGCAATCTCTACTTGGACGAAATCTCCGACAAGCTCGAAGGCTTGGCCGACATTATCAACGTCAACCGTCGTTTGATCATGAGCAAAGAAACTTCTTTAATCCTGATCGAGTACCGATTGAAGTGCGAGAAGGAAGCCGAGTTCTACCCAGAGCACGAGGAAATCAAAAAAGCTGAGATCTCTCATCGCTATTTCAAAGCACTTAAGCTGGCCGGTGCCTATGCCTTCATCGAAGACTCAGTTGAGCTCACTGCAGATCACCTGTACCAAGCCATCAAACTGGCTGAGGAATCAGGTGAGGCATTCAACAAGTTGCTCACACGCGATCGTGCATATGTGAAGCTGGCCAAGTATTTGGGCACGACCAAACGTGACGTCACACAAGCTGACCTCACTGAGGACTTGCCTTTTTACCGCGGCGCTGCTGCACAGAAGAACGAGATGCTGACCCTGGCAACTGCCTGGGGCTACAAGAACAACGTGATCATCAAGAAGTCATTCTCTGATGGCATCGAGTTCTTGCGTGGCGAGACGCTGAAAGAAACCGATATCGACAAGATGGTGGTCAGCTACAGCACCGACATCACCACGGATTACGTGAACGAGACGGCTCCGTTTGACAAGCTCCACAAACTCACTCAAGCCTCTGGCTTGCATTGGGTGGCTCACCACCTCAATGGTGGGTACCGCAACGAAGAGAACTGCATTCCAGGCTTCAACCTGGTGGTGATCGACGTCGATGGTGGTGTGAGCCTGAGCACGGTCAAGCTGCTGATGAAGAACTACAAGTACCTCATCTACACGACCAAGCGCCATACCGAGCAAGAGAATCGTTTCCGCATCGTGTTTCCAATCAACTATGAGTTGACCCTCGATGCCAAGGACTACAAAGAGTTCATGTCCCACATCTACGAATGGCTCCCATTCGAAGTGGACACAGCAACCAACCAACGTGCACGCAAGTGGATGTCTCACGACGGAACATTTGAGTACAACGAAGGTGAAGTGCTCGACGCTTTGCCCTTCATTCCGAAGACCAGCAAGAACGAAGAGCGCAAGGAGCTGTTGAACTCTCAGCACTCGATGGACAACCTCGAGCGTTGGGTCATGAATAACACCGGTGACGGCAATCGCAACAACATGCTGCTGCGCTTTGCCATGATCTTGGTAGATGCTGGCTTTGAGTTTGAACCCATCCGTCAGCGAGTGATCTCACTCAACGACAAGATGCCAGACAAGCTAGACGAAGCCGAGATTATGGCCACCATCATGATCACGACAGCAAAAGCTATTGCAAAACGATGATAGGAGGGGCAAATGGATCACACCATTGATGCCCTTTCCTATGCCACTCAATTGAAAGGAGCCTTTATGGGCTGCGATATCCACTGGTACTCTGAGACCAAAAAAGACGGTAAGTGGGTCTGCGATCAAGCAGAGTCATTTGAAATCGAGAAAGAAGCTGACGGTAGCGAGTACACGCACATGGACACTTTTCCTGACCGTGGTCGTGACTACTGGTGGTTTGGCTTTATTCAACCGCATGTGCGTAGCACCTGGGACTTTGGCTTTGAAGAGTCTCATCTTCCAGAAGATTTGTCCGAGGAAATTGCCAAGATTGTGGACAGCTACGGACAAGACGGCCACAGCCATGGTCACCTGACGCGCGCGGACTTCATTGCCAAGCTGAACCAATTTCAGGTGGTGCGCACTGAGCAACTCATCAACCCCGATGACGAGCACAGCGCAGTTCAGCACTTTATTGAACGTCTGCAAAAGACGATCAGCAACCTGTCTGCTGACGTGCCTGATGAAGATCAGCGCGTGGTGTTCTTCTTTGACAACTAACTTGGATGCGGCTCCGGCCGCTTCTGCGAACAATCCAGTAAACCTAAGAATCTCATGTCCGAAACCAACGACCATTTAGTCCTGCTGTGTGGCAAATCAGCTACCGGCAAGTCAGCCTCTCTGATGGGATTGACGAACCCTGAAGGGGTTCTCTATCTCAACTGTGAGTCTGGCAAACGACTGCCTTTCAAAGCCAAGTTCATTCAGAAGACTGTCACCGATCCGCTGCAAATCAACGAAGCATTTGACTGGGCAGAGACCCAACCTCAGGTCCACACCATCATCGTAGACAGCTTGACCTACTTGCTCGACATGTACGAAAGCATCTACGTGCTGAATTCCACCAACGGAATGCAGGCCTGGGGTCAGTTTGCTCAGTACTACAAGACACTGATGCAGCAATTTGTCGCGCGTTCAACCAAGCGAATCATCTTCATTGCCCACACTGCCGACACCCTCAATGAGGGCGAAATGGTGATGGAGACGAAGGTGCCCGTCAAAGGTAGCTTGAAGAACAACGGCATCGAGAGTTACTTCACCGTGGTCATCGCCTCAAAGAAAGTACCTCTCAAAACACTGAAGGACTACAAATCAGATCTGCTGGTTGTAACTCCCGAAGAGGAAGCGCTTGGATTCAAGTACGTCTTCCAAACCAAAATCACGAAGGAATCAGTCAATGAACGCCTGCGTGGTCCCCTGGGGTTGTTCGACACGAAGGAGACCTTCATCGACAACAACATCCAACTGGTCTTAGACCGACTCAAAGAGTACTACGCTTAAACGCGCGGTAGTCATTTCCAAAAAACCAAACCTGAAAGAAAACATCATCATGAATATGCTCGCATCCTTGACCACCGACTCCAACATTGCCGACGAAAAAGATTCCGTAGGCGGTGGTGGTGTACTCGAGTCCGGCATCTACAACTGCCAAATCGCCATGGCCTACTTGAGCAAAGCTGCTTCAGGTGCCTTGGGTCTCGTGTTGACCTTAAAAACTGAAGGCGGCAAAGACGTCCGTCAAACTTTGTGGATGACTTCTGGTACCGCTAAAGGCGGCAAGAACTACTACGAACGCGACGGCGAGAAGAACTACCTCCCCGGTTTCTTGCACGCCAACAGCTTGGCTTTGCTGACCACCGGCAAAGAAATCTCTGCACTGGAAACCGAGACCAAAGTGGTCAATGTGTACAGCGCTGAAGCCAAAGCTGAAGTGCCCACAAAAGTGGAAGTGTTGATGGACTTGCTGGGCAAGGACATCATCGCTGGCTTGATCAAGCAAACGGTCGACAAGACCAAGAAGAACGAAGCTGGTGTGTACGAACCCACCGGCGAAACACGCGACGAGAACGAGATCGACAAATTGTTCCGCGCAGCAGATCGCATGACGACCGCTGAGATTCGCGCGCAAGCCGATACAGCGACGTTCATCGACACTTGGAGTGGCAAGTGGACTGGCCAGACGAAGAACAAAGCCAAAGGTGCCTCAGGCACTGCTGGTGCTCCAAAAGCTGCAGGCGGTGCTCCCGCAGCAGCCAAGAAGCCTACGACTAGCCTGTTTGCACAGTAAGCTCCGGTGAAGTAAAAGGGGTGGTGTAATAACCACCCCTATTTTTTCGTCAACAAGGAGCGATATGAAAATCGACGGCAACACACCAGTCAGCCTGAGTTTGCCCTTGGAGACCGTTCAAACAATTCTTGACCTGTTGGGCACCCAGCCCTACAACAAAGTTGTGCAGACGGTTGCGTCCATTCAAAAGCAAACCTCCGCCCATCTGCAAGCGCTCACCGCGCCCGTGGATACTCAAGAGGAACAGCCATGATTGAACATCAAGAGCAAATCCCAAACCGTGTCACGGTTTCGGACATGGAACGCAAGATCAAGATGACGGTTTACCAACGTCTTGAAGGCACCACAACGACGGTCTGCCAGATCACTCTCGAGAACGGCTACACGCTGATCGGTACGAGTGCCTGCGTGGATCCGAAAGAGTACAACCAAACTCTTGGCGAGAAATACGCCTATGAGCGTGCGTTTGAACAAATGTGGGCACTGGAGGGTTACCTCCTGCGTCAACGTCGTTTTGAAGCTGGATTGGAGTAAGCACCATGAAACAATTTCTTGGGGTCAAACTGATCCACGCAAAACCCATGACACGCCTCGCGTACAACGTATTTCGTGGTTGGGATCTCCCAACCAACGAGAACCCTGATGACGAAGGCTACCTGGTGGAATACACCGATGGTGGCCAAGCCAACACCAAGGACTACGCAGGTTACGTGAGCTGGTCACCTAAAGACGTCTTCGAGCGCGCCTACAAGTCAACCGGTGGCCTGTCCTTCGGCCTGGCTGTAGAAGCCATGAAGCTCGGCTACAGGGTGTCCCGCCACGGCTGGAATGGCAAGGGCATGTTCCTGTACCTCGTCGGTGCAGATTACTACCTCGCCAAAACCGATGCAGCAAAAAGTTTCTACGGTGAAAACTCGCTGGTTCCCTACCGTTCGTACATTGCCATGAAGACGGTGAACAACGAAGTGGTGCCATGGGTTGCCAGTCAATCCGATATTCTCGAAAACGATTGGGTCATCCTATGAGTGCAGCTGTAGAAAACCAAGCTCCCGAAACCATCCAGGTCGAAAGCCTGGATCAATTCGTTCAGTATCTTGTCCGCTGGCATGAGACCAAGGTCGCGCTGCTAAAGCACATGGAAACGATCCCTGCTGATGCCGTCGTTGAAATCGATGGAGTGGACCACGCGTTCACCCCAGAGATGCGCGAAGGCTTCAAGCTGGGCATCACCATTGCTCTAGCCGAACTTGGTACCCTGCCATTCGGATTCGAAACCGATGACGAGGAAAGTCTTGCAGCCAATGACGAAAGTCATTAAGGTTGTAGGGCAAGACCCCAGTCTCCGTAATTGGGGACTGGCTGTCGGCACCCTTGATCTGGAAACCAAGAAACTCACGGTCGAATACGTTGATTTGACAAATCCTGTCTTGCCAACCGGCAAGCAAGTCCGTCAGAATAGCAGTGACCTTGAGTCAGCACTCCAGCTCTACAAGGGAGCCGCTGACGCCGCAATAGGCGCCCATGCAATCTTTGTCGAAGTCCCTGTTGGCAGCCAATCGGCTCGAGCAATGGCATCGTATGGAGTTTGTGTGGGAGTCCTTGGGGCGCTAAGAGCGAACGGTATCCCCTTCTTCGAAGTGACCCCAACAGAGGTCAAGCTTGCAGCAGTTGGCAACAAGACAGCCACCAAGCAAGACATGATCAAGTGGGCCATGGAATCACATCCTGAAGCCAATTGGCCTACCTACAAGCAGAATGGCAAAGTCATGGTCAGTGAAGCGAAAGCAGAACACATGGCCGATGCTATTGCTGCGATCTATGCAGGTATCCGCTGCAATTCGTTTCAACAGATGCTGCCGTTTCTCGGTAGCTAGATAAGGGAATACCCAAATGCAAATTCAGTTCAAGCAATCTGAAATTGTTGCTGCACTCAAGCAGTACATCGTCGACCAGGGCATCAACCTCAGCGGCAAGAGCGTGGACATCGCGTTCTCTGCCACTCGTGGTACTGCCGGCATCATTGCTGACGTGACCATCGAAGAAGCCCAGATCCCTGGCTTCAGCGATGCCGTCGGTGATGACGCTGCCAAACCTGCGTTGACAGTTGTGCAACCCACTGCTGAAACAGCGTCTGATAAAGATGCTGTGGAAGAAGGCCCCAAAGCTGCACCAGGCAACTTGTTCAGCTAAGGCAATAGGTGCGTTGGCTTAAGGGTATCGGCTATGTCCTAGCCGCAATGCTTGCCATCGCAGCTGTACTTGCTGTTGGAGCCATCATCTCTGCAGTATTTGCTGCCATCGGTGCCATCATCGTTGGCGGTGCAGCAGTAGGATTCGTGGCTCTCCTCATCAAGGAGTTCTGCGAAAGCAAGAATCGCAGATAATGCGAC